CATCAGCGCCGTGGTCAACGGTGCCAACTTCCAGACCAGCCTCACGCAAGCCTTCACGGCTGCACACGAAGCGATGTCAACCATCGCCAACATCAGCGGGCCGTCCACGGAGAAGTTCTTCCTGGCGCTGTCTGATCTCTTCGTGCGCGTCTTCCCTGTCGCGGCCGAGACAATCGGTACCGCGTTCAAGGGCATCTTCGACGCACTGTCTCGCGACTCTGTGAGCGATGGCGTCATGGACATGTTCACCGGACTGCGTGACGCCTTCACGGCACTCGCCCCGTACATGCCGACGATCGGTGACGGACTGGGCGAGCTCATGTCCATCATCGGTGAGCTCGGTCGTGGCGCTGGCCCCTCGCTGGCTCTCGCTCTCGGCGCCGTCGCTGAGTACCTCGTGCAGTGGGGGCCGGTCCTCCGGGTCGTCACCCGCGCACTCTCGGGCGGACTGCTCAAGGCACTGGAGCTCATCGAGCCCATCCTCCCCACGCTGGTCGCTGCGTTCGCGGCGTTCCGGTTCGGGCAGTTCGTTGCCGGTGTGTACACGACGGTCACTGCGCTCTACGCACAGATCGCCTCAGCCGTCGAGACCATCGCCATCATGTCGCTCTACGCATGGGAGGCGGTCAAGTCTGCGGCCAAGTCGGCAGCGGCTTGGGTCGCCTCGGTGACGCAGACCATCGCCATCTGGGCAATGCTGGCCGCTAGCGCGGTCGCTAACGCCGCGAAGACGGCAGCCGCATGGGTCGCTAACAACGTCCGCGCTGTCGCCTCTATGGCCGTCACAGCCGCCGCCTACGTGGCTGGCTGGGCACTCATGGCTGTGCAGGCAACGCTCAACGCCGTTCGCATGGCAGCCGCATGGCTGATCGCGATGGGGCCAATCGGCATCATCGTCGCGGGCGTCATCGCACTGGGTGTCATCATCTTCAAGAACTGGGACAAGATCGTCGCGTTCACGAAGGCAGCCTGGGGCTTCATCAAGAGCTTCCTGCTCAAGGCATGGGGCCTCATCAAGGCAGCCGTGGTGCTCTACTTCAACATCTACAAGACCATCATCACGAAGGTCTGGAACGCGGTCAAGAAGGTCTTCACGACAGTGTGGAACTTCCTCAAGGGCTTCGTCCAGAAGGTGTGGGCGGGCATCAAGTCTGCCGTGCAGCTCTACTTCAACGTGTACAAGACGATCATCTCGAACGTCTGGAACGCGATCAAGGGCGTCACGACTGGCGTGTGGAACGCCCTCAAGGGCTTCCTGTCTGGCGCCTGGTCCACCATCAAGTCCAAGCTGGCCGGAGCCTTCTCGGCAATGGTCAACGTGACGCGCGAGGGCTGGTCGAAGATCAAGCAGTTCTTCACCGACGCCATCGACAAGATCAAGGCGATCTTCAACGGCGCGAAGGACATCCTGGTCGACGCCGGTAAGGCCATCATTCAAGGTCTGCTCGACGGCATTCAGGCGATGTGGGACAAGGTGAAGGGCAAGTTCAACGAGCTCACCGAGATGATCCCCGACTGGAAGGGTCCGCGCGACAAGGACAAGAAGCTCCTCTACAAGGCTGGACAGCTCATCATCGGCGGTCTGGTCAAGGGGCTCGACTCCAAGATCACTGACGTGCGCAGCACCCTCAAGGGCCTCACGTCCCTCATCACGAAGGACATGTCGAAGAACCTCCGCAACGTCATCGAGGCCGACAGGCAGAAGCTACTCAAGCTGCTCAAGCAGTACGAGAACGCTGGCGAGGCAATGAAGAAGGCGAACGAGAAGCTCAAGGCTCTGCAACAGGAGTCGAGGCAGTACGCGCAAGGCGTCAAGCAGTCGATCATCGAGACCGGCAACGTGACTGGCGGCGAGGACTCCTCGTTCGCTGGCATCGTCGCCAAGCTGACAGCCGCCAAGCAAGCCGCGCGACAGTTCGCTGACGTGCTCAAGGGTCTCACGAAGGCCGGTCTCAACAAGACCGCGCTCGACCAGATCGCACAGGCTGGACCCGAAGCTGGGCTCGCTGCCGCGCAGTCGATCCTCGAAGCTGGCAAGAAGGGCATCAACGAGATCAACGCACTCCAGACGGCAATCGCCAAGGCTGGAGGCTCGGCCGGTCAGACCGCAGCGGACGCGATGTTCAAGAACGGCATCAACATCGCTGAGGGTCTGGTCAAGGGCCTCAAGGCTGGCAAGAACCAGATCAAGCAGCAGATGGTCGACATCGCTCGCGAGATGGTGAAGACGATCAAGAAGGAGCTGGGGATCAAGTCCCCCTCCCGAGTCTTCGCTGGCCTGGGTACCTACGTTGGCATGGGCTTCGTGCAGGGCCTCGACTCACAGAACGACAAGGTGAAGAAGGCGCTCCTGCTCGGGCTCGATCGGCCTGACATTGCAGCACGTCTCGCTGGCACCGTCAGCAAGTCGTCGCCCGCCTCGGGTGGCGGCAAGGTCCTCAACTACTACGCAGCACCAGGGTCTTCCATCAACTCCGAGGAAGACTTCTTCGCTGCTACTTCGAGAGCAAGGGCGGTGGGCTGGTAATGAGTACGATCCCGAAGCTCCTCATCTCGAACGATGCGGAAGAGTTCGACCTACAAGACATCAGCAACAAGGGGAAGGGATGGGAGGCTCTGGCTGGCGCAACCGGCCTGGGCCTCCCGTCCGTCTCTGTGCAGATGGACGTAGGTGCTGGCGACGGAGCAACCTTCCGTGGCCGTCGCGTGCAACCGCGCGACATCGACCTCCCCCTCCACCTACTCCAGACGAGCCGGTGGAACCTCAAGGACAAGCTCAAGCGCATGTCCAAGATTCTCGACGGCCAGTGTCGCCTCAAGTTCGAGGACACTGACGGCAAGTTCTGGTACCTCGACGTTCACCGCGTCGGCGGTGGCGACTACATCTACGGCGAAGACACCTACGGCACCACTGAGCTCAACATGGTGCTCACTCTTCGCGCGCCCGATCCCTACTGGACGTACAGCGAACCGACCGAGCACGTTGTTGCAGAGGTCGGAGCTGGCCGAGGTCTCCTCGCGACCGGCGTCTCGCTGACTGCGCTCCAGATCGGTGACAGCCAAGCGATCGGCACGATGGACTTCGACAACTCCGGCGACGCTGCGGCGTACCCCGTGTGGACTGTCTCGGGTCCGGTCACCAGCTTCACGGCCACGCACCCGACCTCGGGTGAGACCTTCACGTGGACCGGCTCTCTCCTTGTGGACGAGACCCTGGTCATCGACACGAAGGTCGGCACCGTCAAGGACGGCACCGGGACCAACCGCTACGACGGCATGGCCAGCGCGCCTCGCCTCTGGGCGATCCCGCCTGGTGCTTCGAGCGGCGTTGTCACTGCAACCGGCGTGAACGCAACCTCCGCAATCACATGCTCGTATCGACCTAGGAAGTGGGCGGTGATCTGAGTGAAGCTGTCCGACATCACCGTTGAGGTGCGTGACAAAGCGCTGAACCGCCTCGGCGTCATCTCCAACAACGAGCTCGACCTTGAGCTCATCGGAGAGCACAACAACGTGGGCTCGTGGAAGCTGATCCTCCCCCTGGAGCATCACCTCACCGAAGCCATGCGGACACCTGGCTCAGGGCTCATCGTCACGGGGCCAAACGACGTGCTCATGTCGGGGCCAACGCTCCAGCCTGAGCTCGCCGTTACCCCGGACGACCTGGGGGGCACGGTCACCTTCGAGGGCACCAGCGACACGGTGATCCTCGCGGACATGCTGGCCTTCCCAGAGCCGACCAACCCCGACCCCGAGACGCAGCTCGAAGCGTACGACATCAGGTCCGGCCTTGCCGAGACCGTCCTGCACGAGTACGTCGATGCCAACATCGGACCCAGTGCACCCGTCGCTCGTCGGCGGGGCATCATCATGGGCACCGACCTTGGTCGCGGCGTGTCTGTACAGAAGTCAGCTCGGTTCCTCGTGCTGGGTGAGCTCCTCTCCGAGCTCGCTGGCCCGAGCGGGTTGGGCTTTCGCATCGTGCAGCGACCGGCTGGCCTCACCTTCGAGACGTACGAGGTGCAGGACCGTACGGCCTTCATCAGGCTGGACGCACGCAACGGTACCCTCGCGGGCCAGAAGGTCGCCACAAGCGCCCCAGGGCTCACCAGGGTCATCGTTGCCGGACAGGGCGAGGGCGTGGAGCGACAGCTCCTCTACTTCGACAACGCCGCCAGCCTGCAAGCCGAGGCTGACTGGGGTCGACGCATCGAGCGCTTCATCGACCAACGCCAGACCAGCGACGTGCTTGAGCTCACTCAGGCAGCCGTCGAGGCACTGGCCGAGGGTGGCGACACGATCATCTCCATTCAGGCAGTGCCGGTGGAGAACGAGTCCATGACCTTCGGGTCCGACTGGTACCTGGGTGACCTCGTGTCCGTCGTGGTCGAGGACGTTGAGCTCAGCTCTGTCGTCACCGGCTACACCCTCCTGGCTCACGACGACGGCTTCAAGGTCGGTGCCACCATCGGCACGGTCGGCAAGGCCAGCGCAACCATCCCCGACAGGGTGATCGGTGTCGAGCAGCGCGTCAGCGCCCTTGAGCGGCACAGCAACGGCGACCCGACTGGCTCCATTCAGATGTTCGCTGGAGCGCAAGCCCCCACCGGCTACGTCAAGTGCGATGGCACCGAGTACAGCACCGCCACCTACCCGCGTCTCTTCGATGTCATCGGCACGAGCTACGGGTCCAGCGGCGCTGGCCTCTTCAAGGTGCCGGACCTTCGCAACCGGCTGCCGTTGGGTGCAAGCGGAACGCGCGACCCTGGCGACACTGGTGGCTCTGAGACCAAGACCATCGAAGCGGCCCACATGGCGCCTCACACCCACTCGATGAACCACCAGCACGACATCAAGACTCGTGAGACGGGTCCTGGCCCACAGAACGACAAGGTGGCTGGCGCTGGCGGCATTGGTACTACCCACGACGACAACACTGCCGTTGTCGTACACTCGGGCTCCACTGCCGATGGCTCGGCTGCCCTCTTCCAAGACCCACTAAACGTGATGAACCCGTGGCTCGCCATGCACTTCATCATCAAGACATGAGAGGCTCCCTGTGACAATCTCCTCCTGGCCCTTCGGGGCACAAGACTCCACTGAGGCGCAGTACACGAAGCTGTTTAGGCGCCTGCAAGAGACGGGTGTCGACAACGGCCTGGACGGTACCGACCTCAAGGTGACCGCTGACGGCTCCGGCCTCAACGTCAAGGTTGCAGCGGGCTTCGCCATCGTGCGCGGTCATGCGGTCGAGAACGATGCGGTCATCACGCTGACCATCCCCTCACCGGGTGCGTCAACGAAGTACCACATGGTTGTCGCCAAGCTGGCACCGTCAGCGGACACCATCACCATCGAGCTCATCGGTGGTACCACGTCGATCCCCACGCCGAACCAGACCGACACCGGCATCTACGAGATGCCCCTGGCGCTGGTCACCGCTCCGGCGTCGGCCGTTGTCATCAACGCTGCCAACGTCACGCAGCAGCGCGCTGTGTTCCCCAAGGGCCTCGGTACCTGGGACACGTTCAACCGGCCAGAGGTCCCCTTCTTTGCTCAGGCTGGCTACAACACCGACCTCGCCATCTTCGAGTTCTGGAATGGCAGCTCGTGGGTCGACATCCTCAGCACCGCAGCCGTCATCCCCGAGGTCAAGATGTCTCGCGGCGCCACGACCAGCATCACGAACGCCGACTGGGACATCGCAATGGACACCGTGTCTGTCATGGAGGGCTTCACTGTCCTGCCCGGCAACTGGGGCGCGATGTGTGACACTCCTGGCCTGTACCACGTGCAGGCGATGACCATGCTCAGCGGCCTGTCTGCCGACGCACTCCCCTCGGTGTCGGTGACGCTGAACGACTACCCGCACATCAGGAACACCGACCCTCGCGACGGTCAGCTCCCTCGCATCATGGCCAGCGGTCTCATCGACCTGGCGCAAGACGATGTGATCGGCACCCACATCCGTATGGAGGGGGACGCCAACTCCTCCGCAACGGTCACCTACGCAGAGCTCCGAGCGGTGCTCATCAAGGCAGCCTGATCGTAATGGCAATCGAAGGTATCCTCAGCTACGCCATCATCGCTGGAGTACTCCTCGGCGGGATCGGCTACGC